GGCAGTTGCCGAGGCTGGTGTTGATGTCGCCGCTCATGCGGCACCCGTTGGTGGTGTAGTCAATGCGCTGGCCTTCAGTACGGGCCACACCGTGGTTGACTAGCTGCCACTTGAGCAGCCGCCGCAGCTCAGATGATCTGAAGACACCGTTGTACACGGAATGCTCCCAACACAACGCCGCATGTGATACGTGTTGGTCAAACCGTGAAGCATCGAGGCCAACAGCCACTGGCTGTGTGAAGCTGTCCCAGTTGGAGCGTAGCTGCTCCGCGGTTGCATGTGCATTCATACCCTTGAGGATGACTGGATAGCCGAACACGGTCTCAAATCCAGCAAACAGACGCTTCTCGAACAACTTGAGGTACCGTCCAACCTCCAAATTGTACCGAGGAGAGCGTGGCTGTATGACACGTGGAGCAGGATCACCCTTGGAATCAAAGTTGATCTTCTCAGCCTTCAGGAAGGTGCTAACCCAGGCATCGCGCGGAGTTATGCCTCGGAGCTTGAGGCTCTCCAACGCACGCTCGTAAATGCCCCGCTTGCGCCCGTTGTACAGTGAGGGGTATTCCTCCCTGGGGACAACGGGGGTCGGACGCAGGACAAGAAACAAGCGCTTGCGCAGGCCGCTTAAGCGGTTAAACACACCAGCCCGAGGTTGAGGTGCCCGGGTCAGGCACCCATCACGGACCACGTACAATACGCGCTCTGCGATGCCACGTGTCATGTTGATCAGGTTGTCACAGTGCACACCATATCTGACCCCAGTCCCAAAGCCAGACAGGTAGCGCACAGTGCGAGGCCCCTTCACGGATCTACCCCCAGTTGCTGCACGGATGGTGAGTCCGGGTGTACCCCGGCGATCAACGCCGGTGGTCACCCCTGGCAGCACTGCTGGGCAGCCCTACTTGGGGAGGTCAACTGCGGCCCGGCGGCTTTTAACAGCCCCTGAAGCCCGCAGCTCGGCCGCAAAGACCGCCGCGTTGGTGGGGATCAGACACAGCTCGATGGCAATCTCACTGTGCTTGATGCGATCCACAACACGTAGGTCCCGCCACTCCTCAGAGCGGAAGAAGTCCCGAACAAACTCCCCCGCCAAGAGGCGATTGGCCTTGTTATACCTTGTCTCACCAAACCTCTCCTTGAAAGCCATTGCGGCAGCGAAGGCAGGCTTGGTGACAACGATGCCAGTGCTCGGGGCCTCACCCATAGCAAAGGCATTATCAAACTCCCTAATACAGTGGTCCCCCACGCTGGGCCCACTGTTGAACCACCATGAGAGCGCTCGCACGGTTGCGAAGAGCACCACGAAGGTGCCAAGCAGCCAGAAAAGTGGCATAGCCACGAGCTGTACACTAAGGGGGAACATGGTCTGGGAAACGACACGCC